TAATGTAATCGAGTTGACTGTGCTTGTAAAGTTTAATCGCTCCGTTATCGGTCAGCACGTCATCGTCGCCCATGATGATGAAGTGGGTGAAGTTGTCAGGGTGTTCATAGGCGGCTTTGAGTACAGCGTTCCACTTTTCGCCCGGACGATTCTGTTCGAGCGTCACAATTTCGGCCACGTTCCTATCCGAAGATAGTGTCATGTAGTCGCCACCTTCGCTTCGGGTATAGGCGGCAATGACCGGAACACCCAATCTACGAGCGCATGAAAGTAACAGCTCACTAACACGAGGGCGACCGTTCAAACAGGTCACTATGCAGGGGTTGAATGTGTTCATGAGGCAAATGTATAAAGAAAAGTTTACCACGCAAGCCTTTTCATGAAAAAAATAACATTCGCCTATTTTACTGAAAACGATATTTCATGTCACCAAAAGAAAAACTGACTGAACTCTACCGCAAGAATCTGGAGTTCTTCAAGAAAATCGGACTCAAACTATCCGAAGAACCAACGGTTGAATTCAAAGCAGAGGGCAAACTTGCCGACGGCACCATCGTAAAAACTCCATCCGATTCTTTCGAGGTCGGAAGTGAAGTTTATGTTTCCGGTGAAAATGGTGACGCACTTGCACCCGCAGGTGAACACACCCTCGAAGATGGAACTGTGATTGTAGTCGGTGAAGACGGCAAGATCGCGGAAATCAAAACAATGCAAGAGTCTGAAGAAGAAGAGCTCAGTCAGGAAGACGCACTGGAAATCATCAAGTCGCTGAACGACCGCGTTTCTGAACTTGAAACCAAACTCAGTGCGGTTGAAGCGGAGAAAGAAACTGAAACTCAGGCGCATGAAGTCACCAAAACTGAACTTTCTGCCAAGTCAAAGGAACTCGCGACACTGAAGAAAAAGGCATCTACCGATTCAGTGAAAGAGGAAAAATTCAGCAAGTCAAAGAAAAATGAAACCGCAGACGAGCCGAAGAAAGGAACTCGCGAATGGTTCATGAAATACACAGAACAGTAATCTCACCAACAAAAGCAAATAAAAAATGCCAACAGTAACTTCACTCACTACCACCTACGCAGGGGAATTGGCCGGTGAGATTCTTGCCCCTGCACTCGTAGAACTCGAAACACTGAAGCACGTAACCGTGAAGCAGAATGTACCCTACAAAACAGTAGTGCGTACAATCGTTGACGATGTGACGTTCGCAGCCGGTACTTGTGACTTTACCCCAACGGGTACTATCACTCTAGCAGAGCGTATTCTGACCCTCGAAGAGTTTCAGGTTCAGCGTCAAATCTGCAAAAAAGACTTTTTCACTGACTGGTCAACAAAAGACGTTATGTCTGGCCGTGTGAATGCAGAAATTCAGGCCGCAATTCTGGAGCGTTTGACTTCAGGCATCGCTGCCAACATGGAAAACAACGTGATCTGGAAAGGTGTCAACGGCACTACCGGACAGTTCGACGGTTTCGGAACGATCATCGACGCGGATGCGAACAATGACATCAACTTTGTTGCTTCGCCTGTTGCGCTGACTTCTTCAAACATCATCGCAAAGATCGACGCACTGATCGCTGCCTGTCCTGTGGCTGTAAAGGCTGCAACCGAAAAGCCGGTAATCTACATGAACTACGCCACTTGGGAGCTGTTCATGCAAGCGCAGATCGCAGCCGGTAACGGTTGGTATGCAAATCTCGGCCCAGCTATGGCAGGCCAGAAGTACATGGGTCTGTATGACATCGCGGTTTGTCCGGGTATCGCGGCAAACACCATGTACATGGCTCGCAAGTCGAACCTGTGGTTTGGTACTTGGTTGACCAATGACATGAACGAAGTGTTCATCCTCGACATGAAGGACAAGGACGGTTCGCAGAATGTGCGCTACGGTGCTACTTTCTACGCAGGTGCGCAGATCGGATTGACTTCTGAAATCGCAGCATACGGACCAGGTCTGTCGTAATCAACTGAATTCATAACGGGCGGTGATGAGCCGCCCTTAAACAATACAGCAAATGCCTTGTTTACTCACATCAGGATTCACATCTGACTGCCTCGAAGGTGCTGGCGGTGTGAAAGAAGTGTTCTTTCAAAATTGGGAAGAGTTTTCTGCCGGTATTACCTTCGATGGAACGACCGGAGAAGTTGATGCGCTTCCGGAAGCCACGCTTTACCGCTACGTTCCACTCAAGAACTCTGCATCGTGGTCAGACGCGGCAGTGCCGTCACAGGAAAATGGAACTTTGTTCTTCACACAGACAGTAACACTTCGTTTGTCGGGTCTGTCTATGGCGAAAAGAAACGAGATACTGAACCTGTCAAAGGCGAAAGTGATCGCCTTTGTTCGCACAATGCAGGATCAGATTTGGATCATCGGTCGTCAAACTGGTTTGTACCTGTCAACCGGAACATCCGGAACTGGCGCGGCTCGCGGTGACTTCAATGGGTATGAACTCACGATGACCGCAGATGAGCCGCTCATGGCTGAAAAACTGGAGAACTACACAAGCGTTCCATTCGACAATTTCGCAGATATTACCGTGTCACCGGCTTATCCGGGTGTATCGTAATAGTGTATGGTTATTAAGTTGAAAAGGGTGGGTTGATGCCCGCCCTTTTTTTTGAAATGATAAATCTCGCCACAAATACCGCCAATCAAACAGCGTACTTCACGCTCGATGAAGCGCGTCAATACTTCAGTGAGACGTTTACGCATTACCTTGTAATCATCACACGGGCAGAGAATCAGCCGGGCGGACAACAGGTCGCTCAAGTGCCTGCGATCTTAGAAGATAACGCTCGATATACGTCGCTCAGAATTACAACAGTCGGTCTGTATTCTGCCGGGCAATACACATACGAGGTTTACGGACAGAATTCTAACTCCAACATTGATCCTGAGAACGCATCGGTTGTCGGATTACTTGAGCGCGGAATGATGACACTAACCGACGATTCAACTATATTTACAGCATTAACCGGAGATATACCCGATGACTACCGATCATAAGCATAACAACCAAATCACCCGAATGAACTTCGAGGTGTATACACCTGTATCGACGGAGGAAAAACCCGACCGGTTGGGATGGCTGAAGTATGGTGATCGGAATGACTTTCCCAACTACCTTGTTGAGATTAAACAATCGTCACCGGTTCATGGGTCACTTGTCAGAAGTATTGCAGACATGGTGGCTGGCAAAGGTGATCAGTCCGGCACATTCACCCCTGAGACGATCGGCAAGATTTCAAACGACCTGATCACTCAAGGCGGGTTCTATCTTGAGGTTATCTACACCATTGACGGTTCAGAGATCAGCCGCGTGAATCATCTTCCATTCTGCAACGTGCGGGTGTCGGTGAATGAATACAATGAGATCGACGGTGTATATTATTCCCGCGATTGGTCGCAATTCAAAAAGAAAGGTTACGAGCCGCGTTTTATTGACCTGTTTAATACGGGCGCACCGGATAAAACGCGCCAATGCCTTATCTGTTTTGAGACTACCGACGGAATCGAAAAGTACCCGAAGCCCGATTATTGGGGCGCGATCAATCACATTGAAACAGCGCGGCAGATTGGACTTTATCACGCAAATTCTTTCCTGAATGGTCTGTTCCCGTCCTTCATAATTAACATGAAGAATGGAGTCCCTGATCCAGATGAGCAGAATCAGATTATCATGGATTGGGAGGGTAAATTGTCCGGGGCAAAGAATACCGGCAAGTTCATCATAACATTCAACAATCCCGGCAGCGACAATTCACCGGAGATTACGAGCTTCCCGATGACGGAGGCCAACACTTCGTATCTGGAACTCGCGTATCGTCAATGCACTGAACAAATATTCATCGCTCACCGTGTTACCACCCCGCGTATATTCGGGGTTGCTGACAGCGGCAATGGCCTTTCTTCAAACACCGATGAGATGCTTGTCGGTTTGAACATCTTCAATGCTCAGGTGATCGAACCAAAACGCAGAATGATTGAAGGAACGCTGAACAAGATCACCAAATTCAACGGTGAACCCGATGTTAAGATCACGTCGAATGAGATTGTGTTGAAGCCGGGTGAAGAAGTGGGCGCACAAGCGGAAGAGGGTGTTGATGTTGCGGCAACAGCACTGAATGGAGCGCAGATTGCTTCACTCATTGAAATTATCATACAAGCATCTACGGGAATTATTCCGATTGAAAGTGCGAAAGCAATTATTACCGCATCATTCCCGACACTTACAGAGCAACAAGTCAACGAGATATTTACAGGTGTTGTTCCGGGTAGTATAAACCCCTCAGAGGTTGCACTACGAGCGATGCGAATCGTGATGAATAAAAACAAATCCGAACTTGATAAATTCATCGAACAGGGTGAAACTACTCCTGCAGGTTATATACTCATAGATTCATTCGAAGTGACAGACGATGACGATGATCACACGGGTAAACTCAGGTCGCTGCACTTTACATCGACAGGAACTGCACGCCCCAACTCAAGATCGGAGCAAGATGAGAGAATCGACGACAAGCTATTCATCACCCGTTACCGGTATCGTGGCGAATTGAAAACAAACACACGGGAGTTTTGCCGAAAGATGCTTTCAGCGGATAAACTCTACCGCAAGGAGGATATCCTTCAAATGGAAAACAAGGCCGTGAACCCCGGATGGGGGCCGGAAGGCGCGAACACTTACGATATTTGGTTTTACAAAGGCGTT